AGCGCACCCGCTTGACTGTAGTCTGTAAAGCGGTTGTTCAGGTCGGTAGCGGTGACGGGCTGCCCATCCACAATGCGGGGGCGTTGAATACGGCTCATCTGTAGCGCCCCACAAAGAGATAGCGGTTTGAATAGACATGCACCTGCGGGACATTGGTGTTGCCGATGCCCGACACAAACAGGATGTCATTGGGGTCGGGGTCTGTGATGTGAATTTGTAGGTCAACCTGCAAGTCACCCTGTGGAAAACGTCCCACACCGAACACCCTGAAGTGCTCATGCAAGGCAACCCCCCGGCGCTCTACCAGGGGCACCCCGTTCACCAAGATGCGCAGCCCGCAGTATCGGGGACTGCCGGGGTAGATGTTGCCGACGGTGCTACAAAAGGAAGGAAACACCATAGCGTTGCCCGACCATTCCCCAAACAGACTGCCACCCTTGAAGCCTGACAGGGTGAAGGTGCTGCCGATGTTCACCCATCCTGTGATGCCTGTGCTGTAGGTGATGCACTGCCAACCATTGGAAACCGTCTTGGTATCCCTTGCGGCACTCTGCTCGGCATCCGTTCCATAGGCACGGTCTTGCCACACCTGAGCAATGGCATTGGTTTCGCTGTTGTTGTGGTCAACCAGATTGACGGGAACCTGTGTGCGGTCGAGCGTGGTGATGCTGCTTTGTTGCGCACGCAGCTCGTCGTTGATTGAGTCAGGGCTGACCGTCACCCCGGTCAAGGCTTCCCGCTGTGTCCAGTGCTTCATGCCCGGCGCCCCCTTGTGACTTCGGTGCCCTTGACACTGAACCCGTATTCAAAGCCAATCAAGACAATGTCATCTGTGGTTTCCACTTCAAAGGCAAAGTGTGCGCAGCTCTGCACTGCCACGGCATACCGCAGGGGTACCAGGCGCTCATTTCGGTACACCACCCCCGACGCGTCAAGCACGGCCTGCCCATAGACTGGCAGGGTGGCTTGGTCGGGGGGCTGCATGACATAGGTGCGTTCAGTTGTGGCGGTCAGGTTGAAGTCTTTGTACCACCGCAGGGTCACCTGTGGGTTGCCCGTGGTCATTACCCAGATGGTGACATATTGCACCTGCTTCAAGAGCTGCGGATCCCCGAAGTCGTTCCATGCACTGCGGTACAGGCTGCCCGGTCTTGGCCCCAAGGTGAAGACATCGGGCACGGGTACGGTGCCCCCCAAGTTGCGTCTGCCGCTGATGACAAAGATGCCACGCTCTGACGAGCTGTTGCCCGTTTCGTTGCCCGTATGGTGACCAAAAAGCACGGCACCGCTTTGGGTGCTGGCAAGGCATCCGACCGGGAAGCCTTTGCGGGTTGACCATGCCGATACATCGGGGTTGCGTTGCAGTTTGTCAATGTGCAGCACAAGCCCAAGGTTGGGGCGGTCGTTGCCATCCACAGGGACGTATAGGTGATACTCCCTGGTTGCTGCGCTGTAGATGCTCACAGCCTTTGCCTGGCAGTCCGGGGTGATGCGGCTGATGGTGTCGTCATAGCCCTGTGAAAGCTTGACCATGTCAATGATAGCGCCACCCTGCAGCCCACCCGTCAAGGCATAGACCCCATCGACGGCAAGGAACACCAAGCCAAGCCCAGGCACCCGCTGCACACTGTGGGGCGCCCTGCATTGAAGGGTGCGGTCAATGCTGCTGACTGTAAAGCCTGCAACAAAGTCACCCTCAACAACATCAATGCCCCGTTCCCGAAACACAATCAGCTTGGTGTAGTCCCCATAGAGCGCAGTGATGCCCCCGGCTTCGCTGCCCAGCTCCAAGCTCTGCAGGCTGCTGAACTGCTCAATCTTGGAAGGTGCGGAGTAGTACAGGGTGTATGGGTCATCGACCCCGCCATCCAAGAACAGGCACTGCTTGAACATGGCAGGGAAGCGGGCACGGGGTGCGGGGAACGGCCCCGGGTTGACGATGGGGGCAGGGTCATCGAGCGCAGCACTGCCCACCGCATCGAAGTAGAACCCATCAACGTTGTTGCGGATAAGCCCGACCATGTACAGCGTGGTGTCATCGGGGGTTGGGCTGTCATCGCTGTAGTTGGCAGTCCGGTACACCTTGCGGGCTACCGTGCCCGGTGGCCCCTCTGGCACTTCAAGGGCAACCGCGTACTTGAAGCCCTCGGCATTGTCTTCAAGCTCCCAAGACGTTTGGGCAATGGGTGAGCGCGGGCCCTCGCTTCCCGTGTTCAAGATGTGGGCAATGGAGTAGCCCACCGTGGTCTTCTGCCCCGGTGCCCCGGTGGTGTTGTTCTCAAACCCAAGCCCCCACCGTGCCCCGTCGCTGATGGCCTCGGCATCGGCAAGGCACCAAAGGGTAACCGCTCCCCCACCTGTGCTTGTGCTCGATGCCACGGCCACGGGCATCGGCTGCACCCTTCGGGGCTGCGGTGCAGGTGGGTTGCCGTCAAACCCAAGCTGCCGGATGATGTAGCTCACAGCATTGGGGGCTTGTGCTGAGTTGCCCAGCGGCCACGGATTCACCAAGACGGGTCTGTCATAGCCGTTGCACACCACCGTTCCATGCGGGGTGTCAAGGAAGGACGGGCCAGGTTCAGTTGCTGCGGGGATGCTTCTACCGCTCTGCAATGTGATCTGGATCGGCGCCCCGGTGGTGCTGCCCGCTTCATAGAGAAGGTGCAGGTTGCCCCCCTCACAGTACAGCACCGATTCACGGGCACCCCCGGCAAGGTGCTGCGCACAATGCAGCCCATAGACCGGGCCGTCATTGGTGAAGGGTGCCCAGTCACCAACCAGCCCAGGACGGTACGGTTCGTATCCAAGACGGGATGACCAACCACCCGACCGACGGTCAACCCGCCAGTTCTCGATGCGCTCTGCATTGGCAGGCTGTTGGGGCAGTTGCTCTTCAAGCCCACCCGCCACGGCAATGATGTACGTGTCTGTTTTCATGTGAAGGTCATGGGGCCGAAGATGGTGGGATAGATGCCCCCGCTGCTGTTCTTGACGATGCGTCGGGATGGCTTGCCAAGGTACCGCTGCTCCATGCCCCGGTACACCATCTGCATCTTGCGCTCAAAGGCTGCGGCAAGGGGTGCTTGGTCTGCCTTGATGGCGAGCTGCGCAAGGGCTTCATAAGCCAAGACGCGGGCATAGGCAGAAGGCACGGCAGGGGTGTCCTGGGCTTCTTCCATGTCCTGCGGCACAAGCAGACGGCGAACGTTGATGAAGGTGTCTGATGATGGATGCGGGTATAGCTGCACCGCTTGGTGCGCACCGCTTTGGGTGCGTTGGTACCGGGGCGTAATGGTGTCAATGTTCTGCCCCTGCAGCACTGACAGGCTTGTGTCCCCTGAGAAGGTCACACCACCGACCGGGGGCACGGTGTCAACGCTTGTGATGCTGCGCACCCGTCGGGGTGCCTCGATGCCCTCATCTGGGCAGGTGAAGTAGAAGCGACGGTACAGCCCGCTTTCTTCGTTGATGGCTGCGGGGTTAAACTGCAGCTCTTCATTGTCGGCAAGGTCGTAGGTGATGCCAGGCGATAGGCCAGACTCAAGCCCACCGCTGAAACCGGGGTAGCTGTCAAAGCTTGGCAGCAACGGTGCCCGCACGTTCACCATGTAGACGGTGATGCTGCGCACGCCACGGCCTGCACCGGGGGTGACCACGCTCACCCCCGACAGGGCACGGGGTGCGGGTACGTACTCAGCAACGCCTTCAAGAAAGCTCTCAGGGGTGCCCAAGACCGACGGGTCAATCAGGTAGCCATCCCGGTCAAGCTTGGACATGAAGTCAATCTGCTGTGGATAGCTTGTGATGTCTTGCAGGACTGCTTGCACCTGCGCGGTGTCGCTTGGCAGGTAGACATCCCGGCGCTTCATGGTCACGGTGTACGTTCCACCTGCACCGACAAAGGGTCGGTCGATGTGCAGCGTGGTTGTGTTTTGGACGTATTGGATGCGGTAGCTGTCCACCAAGCCATTGCTGTCGGTCACGGTGAACGTGCCCAGCTCGTAGGCGCTACCGGGTGCGCTCAGGGTGCCGACGGGGAAACCAACCCCGGTCACCT